GTTGAGCGAAGTATTTCTTTTGTGTTGTTTTTTAAAGTTTCTTGGATATTTTTTAAATCCATCAAAGCCTCATCAACTAATGTGTTCTTTTTTTTGTTCATTTTTAAATAAAATAATGACTTGTTATTGTTTTCTAATAAATATGTGAGAATTTGGTAAAACACAAGGGATCAACCCATAGGTAAAAAAAAGAACCCCAAGGAGATTCCGAGAGGTTCTTATAAATCATTGATAATTAGAGTCATACTAAGAAATTATCTAAATTATCAATTAATAATTTTTTTTCGTTCTTTGTTGATTCAACAAACGGCATAGCCGCTTCTCGATTCTTTAATATCCAAGATCCAGGTGTTGATGGTGTAACAACAACATCCCATCCAATTATTTCAAAATCATCTTGAACGATGTCTTTACCACCAAAAGATTCAACAGACCCAACACCTCTAGACGAAACTCCGATTCTAATACCTTTTCTCAATAGATTAGCAACATGGTCACCCTGACACGAGATAACACCATATTTAATATAACCTGGTGACATAAGAATCTCCATTTCACCCATTAGAGTGTGCCCCTCCCACCAGATCTTAGTTATATTGTGGGATAAACGTTCTCCATTTAATACTGAATCGTCCGGGTGGTTTAATTCACCAACGGCTCTATATTCGTCAATTAACGTTTGATAAAATTTAGCTTGTGCTTTTAATATGGGCTCTGGATAGATACGCCCATTTGCGTTCTCGATGCCATACTTCTGTAATACGACCGTAACCATTAAAGGCTCCGCAATTATAAACTTTTCACCTGAATTAATTTTTTTTAATTCATTAACAAATTGTTTATTTCTCTCATCTTTTGGGTTTATATATCCAGCATCACTTTCTACTAAGAAACCAAATTTACCGGTCTCACGAGCTTCTACTAAGGTAAGTTTTTCCATTATAACATTTTATTATAAATATAATGGATGTTGGAAAAGATTATAGGAGTTCCTTTTTAGCTTTAAATTTGAAATATTCAGTATCATTTAACACGTTTTGAATTACCATCGTAATAATTTCCTCAACATCCATAACTATATCTGGGTCAGTTAGTGACTTACCCGAAACCTGGAATAATGTTATCTCTGTGTGCATGTAACTAGGTTTCAATTTTGATAATCCGGATTCACGCATATCGAAAGATGTTAGAAATTGGTCCTTGTTAAAATTATCGTTGAATGCAAAATAAACTTCCTTTTTAATTCGTTTTCGAATATCTCTTAAGATAGTTTGGTAGTTATCAATATCCAATAGAGGTAAACCCCACGCCATAATATTGATATAAATTGATTTAGTGTTTTCAATGTTAACTGTTCCATAATTAACATTGAAGTTTTCCCATTTATTTATCTGTATCTCTTTACCCCTCTTTTTCATAAAATAACCTAATTTCCATTAATATAGTGAAAATTAGGTTATGTGTCAATAGTAATTAATTATATTAAACTATCTTTTAATGAGTTTAATTTAATGTAGTCCTCTAAAAATGTTTCTTGATTATAAGTAGTCTCTAACAACTTTTCTTTTACATCTAGAAGTTTTGATCTAGTTTCTAAATCAGCCTCCTTTAACTGATTGTTAATCAAAACAACACACTCTTTCATTGTGGTAGTTATTGACGCCTCCATATTCGACACAGAACCGTCACTCATTAATTTAACTAATTTCTTATCCGATTCAGATAAATCACGATATTTTAGATTAAATTTATCAACAACCATTTCCGTTAACGTTTTAACCGGAACCAAATCTTCACTCACCTTCTCAGTTGGTTTATTATTAACCACTCTATCAACCAATATTTTCGTTGCTGTAATACTCTCTTTAAAGGTATTAATATTTTTATTTGTTGATATAATAATAGATTTGTGAAGCTCCATATCTTTTGGTGAGTAAGTTGGCGTAACATTAAGACCCTCCAATATCTTATTTAATTTTTTTAACCCAGAATGAATCTTTGTTTTATTTAATGACGCTAAATGATTTATGTTCATTTCAACAAATAACTTAGCCTCACTCTCGTCAGTTATTGATTCGCGTTCTAAATTATGGTAAACGGTCCCAGCTTCGGATAAATCCTTATTCTCTTTCAATATTTTAATATACGCTTTGAAGGCATTTATTAACTTACTATCCTTTTTCAACATACCCTCAACCATAATGTTAGAGTAAGTATTTCTTATTTCACCTAAATTCATTCTTTTGTTTTTATAATAAATATAGTTATTCTTTGTCTTTATCTAAATAAGTATCAATTAACCCGATCATATCATTAATATTATCATTAAATTTTACACCCTCGTTTGTCATCTTAACAGATTCAACAACTTCATCTTCTTTACCTAGATTGAGTAAACGGTCCATATAATTCTTTTGATGATGTAATGCCCTTACATTATAATTAGATAATAATTTTCGTTTTCGTTCTGTGAGTATTTTTTGAGTTTTCTTAATTGATTCCTCCACCGGTTCTTCACCCATGTTATCCATATCCTCCATACCTTCATCACCGAAATCTTCACCACCTTCATCACCGAAGTCACCACCAAAGTCACCACCAAAGTCACCTCCACCACCAAAACCAGCACCACCAGCACCGCCGTCTTCACCACCTTCACCCCCACCAACGTCTTCACCAGCAGCAATTTTAGCTAAAATTTCCGGATCACCGAAAATATTGTCAACAGTGTCAAACATACCGGTTCTTTTTATTATCATAGACGTTTGAGCTAATTCAGCGGCGGCTGCTTTCTCAATTCGTTGTTCTAATAAATCTTGTTTAATTTCATCATTTGACATTTGTAGAATATCCCTTTTCGCTCTAGTCATTGACATTGCAGCAAAACCATTACCAGCATCAGCAACCGCAGTTGTATAAAGACTAATTTTTTGTTGTAAATGCTCAACCTTTAACATTTCAGCTTGGGTTGATGGGTTATTTAATGTTAATGTAAAATTATTTAATTCATCATCAAAACCTAATAGGTATAAATGGATAATGGCTATTTTATTTAATTCCATTATCATCGATTGTTGTATTCGATTTATTGTTCTAGCAAATCGAATATCTTGTATTGCTAAATTTTTACCATCACCGGCAGTCTCATCAAAACCAAGAAATGGTTTCGGTATACGCAATGCGGTAAATAATTTATTCTGTAAATATACAATATCGGCAATCGCATCTAAGTTGGCCGCACCGGGTAATGTATCAATTGGTGTACTCGCGTTTTCATCTCTAACCGGAACGAATATATCTTGGTCCTCACCCATTTGATTATAACGTAAATCAATCTGTCCTGTTTGTGGGTCAATAACCGGCGCACGTTTAAATCGGTCTGCAATACTATTTACATACGCCTCAATATCCCCGTCGTCCATATTACCAACATAAACTTTATATATTCTACGCTCAGGTGCTCTCGTAACACGATAAACTAACATCGCATCCTCAGATAATAATAACTGTTTCCAGATACGTCTAGATTTTTCTAAAGTGCTGGTTCCGTATGGTAATTTTCTATCATCACCAAATAATCTGAAATGGGCCATTTGCCATGAATTAAACTCAATATCTCTAGTTTTCCAGAAAAATTTAACCCTAGATTCATATTCTGTGGAATCATTTGTTTCCTGGGCTGTCCGTTGCATCAATGCGGCGTGTAAATCACCCTCTCTACGTTCAATTTCGATATTAGGCATTTGTCTTGAACCAATCACACCAGCCTTATCATCTATGTTTAAGAAAACAAAATTGTCACCATATTTACAAGTGTTTCTAGTCCAAACAGGTAAACTAGTGTGTATCTCTAAACGATTGACAAATAAATCATTCAAAATTTCTTTAACACGTTTTGATTCAGAGTGGATATTTAATATTACACCCTTTTCATTTGGTGTAACACACTCTTCCATTAACACATCTAACGCTGCCGCAATTTCTGGAAAAAACTCCATAGATTCAAAATCAGAATATGAACCAATCCTAGTTGTCTCATAATGAATTGATTGTTGAAACATTTCGTTATCAACCTTCTTCCAAGTATTACTTAAATATTTATTTTGTAACGCCTGTGATTTAGCAACATCAAATTCTTCTTTTGATTTAGTTCGGATCAACTCCTTACTACCTAATGAATATCGATTTGTTTGGTCTTTTGGAACGTTAACCCCGTCAGGCCCAAACATTTTATTCATTTTATTGAATACAGTTAATTGTTTATTGTTTTCTTTACCCATTGTTTCTAATTATACAATATAATCTATTAATTTTTTTCTAAAAAGAAAGGTTTACAGAACATAATCACACTCAACATAAGCATAATGGTGTTCTACATTATTTCCATCAACAACCAACTTATATACAAAATCAACTTGCCAATCTTCACCCTGTGTACCAGGTTTACAATCACATTTTGGGTAATTTCTACGCTTATAACCATCAGGTTTGATTTTTTTCTGAAACGTTTGTGGTTGCCATCGGTATTGAAACATATCATCCGGTGTTCTATATAAAACTTTTACTCCTTTTCGTAAACTCATAATATCCTTTTTTAATAAATATTACCCCATTCCACTAAACAACCAACGGTGGTTACCATTTGGGTCTTGCATATTTTTAGCACCTTCCGGTGTAAATTTAGGTTTCCCAGTCACAGTACCCTTTTTCCCTTTTGGGGTAAACCCAGTAACATGGTCATCAACTGCTTTACCACCTTTTCCGGTTGTCCATCCAGCTAACATAGCCTTAGTTTGTTTTTGTAATTTTTCCAAATTTTTGAAAGAATGTTGTAATACCCATAATCCCATAGCTAAGGCCATTAATAAATCATCGTGGTAACCTATCATATGGTCAGGTCTACCATTACGATAAACAAATGTCCTCATTTCTGAAATCATACGAACAGAACGAATCTTAATTTTATTTTCACGTATATACTCTTCCATTAATGCAATCATTGGTAAACGAATCGCATTAACATTAAGTCCTGGCATTTTTCCACCCTCTTTCGCATACTTCTGAAGATCTTTCTTATTAGCTAATAGCTTATTACGGGGATCATCATAATGTAAATTATTAAATCCATTATCAATTAATTTCAACACAGTTGCTACACCTAAACCACCGGTGATATCAACAACAGTATATGCATCATAAATTGACGCATATTCATCGATAATATCCGCTAATTTATCTGGTGGAATCTTTCCAATGTATTCAACAACCATTTCCATCGTTGTGAAATCGATAATAACAAAAGTTGATGAATCCTCACCATCACCACGACTAACGTCTGAGGATAATATGTATTTATGACCTTCAACCGGTTTTTTCCATATCCAAAACTCATCTCGTTTCCCCTCAACAAATTCAGGGTCCATAACATTATGTTTTTCTTGTGCAATAATATCATCATCATCGATAACAGAACCCCCAGAACCAATAAACGAAACATCCAACTCTTGTGCAATCAATCGTTTATTGTTATTCATACTTCGACACATATCATGATACCAAGATGAACCAGGTTTCCAACCATCCTTTACCCGTTTAGCAAAATTATCGTTATTGAAATCGTCCTCAACGATATCATCAAAACCATCCTTTGTCCAAACCAAATCTTTATTGTATCTCGGGTCCTCATACCAACGCATGTTAATAATATTAACATCATTATCGCCCTTAATACTACCATCATATGTTTTATAATATAAAGGGTCATATCCATTAGGTGTTGAAATCAATATCATGCCACCACCAGTAGACAAACTAGTCATCGCCGCACCATAAACTTCATCACCATCGTCAATAAAGGCCGCCTCGTCAATTATAATTCGGGTAGGACTAAATCCCCTTAGCGCATCTTTTGAAGTCGCCACAGCTTTAATTTCACTACCATTTGGTAATTTAATGTGTTGTTTAGAGTCATTAATAAAGATGGTTCGCTTTTCATTCTCTTTTGAACCAACATAATCCGGCCCCCAAATCCATCTAGGTAATTGTCGTAAG